AGAAGCCTTCAATCTTAAGCTCATACCAATCCAGACTGGTAGTCTCAGTATCAAAGCCAACCACAGTCCCACGTCTTCCAGCGATCCAGTTTTTAAATTCGTTTACATACATAGTTTATTTCATAGCCTCTATTTTTTCTAAATCCTTTTCAGATAGCTCGGAGTAATCCAACTTTGATAAGCAAATGTCCTTAGCATCAGGAAACTCTTTAAACCTAAGTGCCCTAAGCCTTTCTCTGAACCCAGGACATTTTAACTCTATCCTGCTAAGTGTTTTATACAGGGAAGGCCACCCAATACCAAAACTCTCAGCAATCTCTTCCAAAGTTAATACTGGGTTTACAACAGCTGCTGCAATAGCTACTTGATTTTTTGTTAAACCAGCTACTTCCCTTACCTCCCTCTCAACAGCTGACTCCTCTTTTCTATCCTCAGCCCATACCCTCTTCAATTCCTCGATACTTTTTCTAAATCCTGGGCATTTTCTTTCAATCCTACTCAGTGACCTAAGCAATGAAGCTTTAGTAACTTTAAGTTCCTTAGCAGCTTCTACTAAAGTCAATGAAGGATTCTCCACAACTTTTGCAATTGCTAACAGAGACTCACTAAGCCCGTCCCTTGCTATAAAGCTTTCCACATTGTTAACTCCGTACTCTGTCATACAGCTTCCTTTCGCAGTGTTTACTTAATTTCAGTTAACTCGACTTTACGATGTTGTGTATTATACCATAATCCAAAACCAATGTCAAGGGAAAAATAAAAATAATCTCAAAATGATCCAATAGTGTCCCATTCAACTAAGTGTCCAAGCGTGTCAAATAGTCATTAAACAACTTTACATGTCCTATTTAATTCCCGTAATATGGCCGTTTTATAGGATTTACGAAAAAAATTTTTAAGCCTTATACACAAAGAACTTACACAAAGTTGAATCTGAAAAAATGAGGATTTAGTGGATTAATTGCGGGGTTTTGGATCTGTTCTTTAGGGGAAGAGACTAATTTTACTGTTATTAATACTCTTAAGGCTATGAGAAAAAGCCAACAACAGTTGGCACTATAAACTTATTAGTTAATAGCTTATATCAATAAGCATCTAAAGTTAATCAAAATAAAAGTATTATCTGCGTAAAAGAATATAGGGCACAAAAGTAAATATGGAGAACCAAGAAATGATCTTGGCAGCTTTGGTCCGATGAGGGTAGGCTGATGATGCGACCCCACCTTACTGCTAAGGTCTTTCTTTTAAAATATGGCAAGACAAAAAGTACAAACTAAAATAACACGAGCCAGGATGTTTAACACTCGATTCATCGGGGTAGCATCCAGAGCTAAAGCTGCTGGCATGTCTGATCCACAGATTGCTTTTTTGTGTGGTGTCACTGTCAACACGGTAGCACGTTGGAAAAACAATTATCCAGAATTTGGAAGAGCTTGCAAAGAGGGCACAGCTGTTGCAACACAGACATTGATTTCTAAGGGACTTCAAGCAGCTGGAGGCTATCAAGCTAAGGAAATAAAAGAAGAGTATACTACAGAAGACGGCAAGGAAACACTTACCAAGAGAACTGTGAAGACAAAAGATGTAGCACCAAATGCAAATTTGTTGATGTTCTTCCTTACGAACATGGCTCCAGAATCTTTTAGAAATCTTAAAGAGATAAACGTGAACAATACTAATGTTACCATAGACATAACTGAGTCAGAACGTATCAAAGAGTTGTGTGGGCATTTGGTTAAACGTGTAGAGAATACTGCTGAAAAGGCTCCCAAGGAATTACAAGGAGAGCTCATTTAGTGATCTATCCTGATAACGCAAAATCTTTTTATGAAAGCATACCCAGGGATATTCCAGCGAATATTGCGTACAGGATGAAGCTTCATGATTTACTTGCTGGCAGTAAGAATTTTCAGGATACATACAAGGCAATGATTTTGGAAGATCCAAAGATTGCTTTTAATTCTGCATGGTTCACGTATGATCCACAGCAGCCAGCTGGATTTAGAGATGTCCCCTTTGTTTTACGTGAGGCTCAAGAAGAGGCAATTGATGCTGTAGATCATGCTTACAGAAATCAGTATGACTTGGCTATTGATAAAGCTCGTAAAGAGGGAGCTACTGAGCTACTGGTAAAATACTTCACAGGGCTGTGGTGGTTGGAGCCTGGGTTCTGTGCATTGGTTGGTAGCAGAAAGAAAGAGTTTGTAGATACCAGTGTTGAAATTATCAACATGAGGGTGCAGGGCACTCATAAAAGTTTGTTCCACAAGATCTGTTATGCAGTTGTGAATATGCCCAGATGGGGAGTACCTAATTTTCAGAAGACAAGCATGAGGTTGGAGAACCTTGACAATGGATCTTCAATAGGCGGTGAATCAACCAACGAAAATTTTGGTGCTGGAGATAGAGCAAGTATCTCACTTGTAGATGAGCATGGTCGTATGGATTACACTATTGCTCAGTCTGTAGTTGAGAATCTTAGTGACACATGTAATTGCAATATCTATAATTCAACACACTTTTATGGAACAGCTCACCCATATAATCAACTTCTTATATCTGGAAAAGTAAAGGTAGTAATACTTAACTGGGAGAGGAACCCACTTAAGAATCAGGGACTTTATAAATCTCCAGACTATGATGAAGTAACAATAAGTGATCTTGCTTATTATCGAAATATCTCTGAGGAAGCATTCTCAGGCATTGAGAAAGATACTCCATTTACACTTAGCAAGTTTTGGAGAGACATTAGAGAAAACAAGCCACACCTCCTTGAAGCACTTAAGAAGGTTTCTTTTATTGCAGATGGTGGTGATGCAAATGATGGTGGATGGCGTAGTAAGTGGTATGATGCTGAGGAAAAGAGAAGAACTTCCCGTAGGGACATGGCCCAGAACGTGGACAGAAATCCTGTCGGTTCAGGCGATATGTTCTTTTCTCCTGTAACACTGCGTAGACTTAGAGCTGAGCATATTCAGACACCCACTCATATAGGTGAGATTAAGTTCAAAAAGAATGAAGATGAAAGCATTATCAAAACGTCTTGCATATTGAAGACTGGTCTTACTACTGGTAGGATGCAATGGTGGGGACCACTTATAGATGGCAGACCAGACCAGTCACACAATTTTATTATAGGCTCAGATATTTCTGTGGGCACTGGTGCAAGTAACTCAGTTCATTTGATTTATGATGTTAATACCCAGTCAGAAGTTGGCATATGGGTTTGTCCAAATACACCTCCAGAGTCATTTGCAGATGTTGGAGTAGCTCTTGCTTATTGGACTGGTGGTAATTCAGGACTTCCATATATGATCTGGGAGAACAATGGACCAGGTGGGGCGTATGGAAAACGAATACAGTTTTATGCTTACCCCAAGGTGTATGTGCAAAGGGATGAGAGAGCAAGAAAAAAAACAGAGAAGAATGCCTGGGGCTGGCATAGTTCACTTGATAACAAAATAGACTTGCTACAGGATTTAGATATAGCTTTGGGCCAGGCAATACGTGGATCTAAAGCACACAGCTCCTTTATGACTCATGACGAGGGACTTGTTGGGGAACTTGAGAGCTACATAAATTTTGAGGCTGGTGGTGTAGGACCTGCGAAGTTATCAAAGGATTCTTCTGGTGCAAGAAAGGCACATGGGGATAGGGTCATACCAGCTGGATTGGTACTGTTGGCTTTGAGGTTGCAGCCAAAGGGTGTTGCGAAAGATACAAGGGGAATACCCAAGGACTGTATTGCATACCGTAGACAGCAGAGAGAGATGCAAGAAGCCAGGGATAAAGAAAATAGGAGATGGTAATGCCAGGTATGAGTTTCACAGAAAAACTGAGAGAGGGTACAAAAGAATGGGGAAAGCTCATGGAGGCTCCTCTTAAGCATAGGAATACTATGCTGGGTCTTTGGGCATCTGGCTATTTTGACAGTAATGCCCGTTCTGGTTCCCCTCACCCTATGAATTTGTTTGATAGGGCAATAGGCATTATGCTTCCTTATTTGGTAATGACAAATCCCAAGGTTTCTGTGGGTACAAGACATCTGGAATTGAGGCATCAGGCGTATACAACAGAGCTGGCTACTAATAATTTGCTTGCAGAAATTAAGTTTGCTCAGAATACCCTCAGACCAGCTGTATTGAATAGTTTGTTTGGTTGGGGGATAACTAAGACCGCTATCATGAAGAGCCATGAGGTAGAGATTATGGGCTTCACACACGATGTTGGGCAGACATACTCAGACGTTGTGGATGATTCTGATTTTGTGGGAGATCCTGCTGCTAGGACAATAGAAGAGATGCAGTATCTTGGGAATAGCTATCTGATGAGGACAGACTATGCCAAGGAATTTTTTGGTAAAAAACATGCTGACTCTATAACACCTGGTCATAAGCTTCTTGGTGAAAGTACACCAGATGAGATTTCTAAAGGTGAGCCTGTTGGGTTTTTGAGAGATCATACCAGATTTACTGACTACTGGTTACCCGATGAGGGAGTAGTTATTACTATATTGACGGAAGGTGAATATAAAAAGATACTTAGAACTGTAGATTATGATGGTCCAGAAGGTGGCCCTTATGATATACTTGGATATAAATGGTTTCCTCAGCATCCAATACCCATACCTCCAGCTTGGAACTGGTTAGAGATGGATGCTTTGCTGAATGAGATAGTAAACAAAATGAAGAAGCAGGCAGGCAGACAAAAGACCATTATGGCTTATGAATCTGGATCTGCTGGGGATATGGAGAGATTAGCTGCGAAGGCTGATGGTGGTACCTGTAGAGTAGATAACATTGGTGGTATAAAGCCTATTGATATGGGTGGAATAAATCCTGATCTTTACAATTGGATCTCTTACCTTGATAACCAGTTTTCAGTGCAGGGACAGAACCTGTATACTCTTGGTGGAAGATCATCTCAGGCAGGGACTTTGGGGCAGGAACAGATGTTGTTTGGAAATGCTTCCAAGGGCTTAGACGATATGGTTGGTGCTGTTTATGCATTTGCTAAATCAATTATAACTAAGCATGTTTCATACATGTGGGGAAACCCCCTTGAGGACAGAGCTGTTGTAAAGGATATTGAGGGCCTTGGTGAAGTACAGGCTAATTTTAATCCTGTTGATAACGTGGGAGATTTTGTACAGTACAGTTTGAATTTGATTCCTTACTCAATGCAGGTAATGAGTCCAGAGATGGAATACCAGAGAATGCTTTCGTTCATGTCTCAATGGATTTTACCTACAGCTCAGATTGCTACTCAGCAGGGCAACTCGTTGGATGTGGCAGCAGCTACTAAAGAGCTTGCACGTAAGTTTGGATTGGAAGACATAGATCATTGGTTTAAGAGTACAGAGCCTCAGAATGTAGGGATGAATGCTTATCAGCCAAAGGTAGGCAGTAAGAATCCTGGACAGCAGGATGGCAGAGCTGGACTACAGGGAACTGCTTCAAGGCAGGCCAATTTAGCTCAGCAACAGCAGGGAAAAGATACTGAATAATATAACTAAGGAAACAATTTAAGGGAACTGGAATGAAGCATATTGTATTGGAATTTTACAAGGGCAATGGCAAGTGGGCAACTGCTGTAGATAAAGCTATACTCTTGGTGTCAAAGCCTCACGTACACGTAGAGGCAAAGTTTGAGAATGCCCTGAGCTTCTCCTCATCTCAGAGAGCTGTGGAAGCAGGGGGAAATCAGGAGGATAAGAGGGTAGAGGGTGTAAGGTATAAAGGTATTAAATATACCAACACCAAACGCTGGACAGAAATTATACTTTGTGTTACAGATGAAGAGTACCGAAGGATTAAACTGACTTGTGATGTTCTGGTAGCTATGCATATTGGTTATGATATGCGTGGAGCCATAGGAACTGTATTTACAGGCAAGCAAGATCCTGATAAATATTTTTGTTCCGAAGTTATATACGATGCAATCTTGTCTCAGTGGTTGCCACAGGGCTTGAATCATAAGATGCATCCTCAAAAATTATATGATATTGTGGAAGTCCTGGCCCCAATATTAGCCAGTAGATTTGGAGTTTAAGTATGGCAGCAGTACTAAGTGCAAAAGCAATTGTTGAATTGACAGGTTTGGGCGAAGGCCTTAATTTTTTGGATTCCTTTACTGCTACTGTGCCCACTAAGTTTAGTCATCTGTATAAAGAACAGGCAGTAGCAGATACAGAAGAGGCTATTGATATAGGGGATATTTCAACAGTTGAGTTAATGGTAATTAAAGCAACTACCAATGATGCTGAGGTTGATTGTGATTTTGATGCTACGTTTAACTCAGATCTGGAAGTAGCCGAGGGACAGTTTGCAATGTTCAAACCCTCAGGCATTGTGTACATTAAGAACTCAGTTGCACTGGAGCAGGTAACTTACGAGGTTTGGATATTTGGAACAGCCTAAAATACAGCTTGCTGATGAGATTGCAAAGGTCATATTCAGGATGGAACATCCAATAGTATGCCGGCATAGCCTCGTCAAAAGATATTTTCAGGGGAGGTCCCTAGAGAATGCAACTGAGGCAGAAAAGGCTGATTTGGTGCAGACTCTGCGAACTGATGCCAGTTATTTAAAGCTTGAGATTGAATCTCTTAATAGAGAAGTCATGAAATTAAAACATGAATTAAATGATAGGGAAGATTGATATGCCATTTTATGATTATGAATGTGTGTGTGGTAATGCTTTTGAAGATATTCAGCCTATGTCTAAGTGTAGGGAGCCACAACCATGCCCAGAGTGTGGTAAGTTGGCTGAGAAGGTCATAAGGGGCAGTGGGTCAGCAGCTGGGGATATGATTAGGACATCAACATCTTTGGGTGTACATCCAACACAGGTCATTAGTGGAGAAGCCAATAAGATACATCCTGGTGCTGAGTTTAATAAACGGGGTGACATGATTATCCATAGTAGAACAGAAAAGTTACAGCGTATGCAAGAACGTAGTAAAGCAATGGGTGTAAACTTAATAGAGAAATATTAAAAGGAAACAAGTTATGGCAGCAGAAAAAGAGAAAATTGAAACTTCAGTAGATGACACTACAGATGACCAGCGTGTGGAGGGTATTGATTCAATACTAAATGCAGCAGAGGGTAAGGGTGATGTTGATGAATCTTTGGAGGATGAGGAGCTTCAGGAGAAGGTTGATGAAGAGCCATACATAGGTGACTTTAAAGATGAAGAGCTTGTGGATGAAGAAGAAGAATTGGAAGCTGATGATGTCTCTAAGATTAACCCAGAGTATGTCAAGGCTGCCAGGGATAGGGGATTTTCTGATGAAGAGATAGCTGCTTCGAGTGAAAAGGCTCTTGCAAATAACTATCAGCTTATGAATTTTCATGCTGCACAGGAGGCTGCTGAAGAAGAAGAGGAAGAGGTTGAGGAAACTACTCCAGTCAATAAAGTAGAATATACCCCAGAGGCTATTGCTAAGATTAATGAGCAGCATGGTGATAACTTTTATGAGACTGTCATTAAGCCTATTGTAGATGTTAACAATGCACAGGCTGAGCAATTGAATAGTATGAAGAGTGATGTTAATAAGGGGAGTGAAAGAAGGCAAGCAGAAGCCCTTGCGAGGGATGAGAATACCTTCAATACCCTGTTAGATGGGGAGTCAAAGAATTACCCAGAATTTGGTCAGTGGGATAAGGTTCCCATTAACCCCGATGGCAGCCCAGATATGAACAGCCCCATTATTGAAGCACGTCTGCGGATGTGGAATGTGGCTAAAGCTCTCCAAGAAGGAATGGGCTTAACAATGTCAGCAGCTGCCGAGGAAGCAGTAAAGTGGTATAAAGGACAATCACTTGAAAAGGATGTTAAACGGAAAGTAGTCAAAGACCTTGCGAAGAGGGCAAAGAAATTTTCACCCAGGCCGAGTAATAAAAAGACCAAAAAGGTTTTCTCTAACCCTGATGAGAAGGATCTTGAAGCCACTCGCAATGTTATGGATAAGCTTGGGCTACACTCCAGAGATTAAGGAATTTAGGAAATGATTATTGATTTTGAACTTGCAAAAGACATTGGCTTAGCTACACTGCCGGGGTTTCATAAACAAAGCTTGCAGATGACACATGCTATTACAACTTGTGAGCTATACAACACCTGGATTAAGAAAGCAGAAAAAAGAGCTGGCAAGCGTATTGAAGATTTTGTTACGCTGAAAGATACTGGCAATGCTCAGGGCACAAGTATCTCCGGTTGGGAGAAGGATACAACTAATAAGGTTAACACGGATGAGAAGTCCTCTGTTAATTGGGTTGGTGCTACTACCAATATGGAATACAGTGTTGTAGACATTGCTGTGAACCAGGGAAGTGCTGTAGAAATTAACAACATGCTGAAGTCCAAGCATCAGAACATGTATCGAGAGTTTGCAGAAATGCTTCAGAGCAAATTTGTACTTTCTCCTACAAGTTCTAGTGATAAGAACAGTCCACATGGACTTGCTTCTTGGCTTGCTCTTGGTACTGCTGATAGTAAGGGTGCCTTTACTGGATACAGTGGTCGTTATAATGATGGTGCTGGAACAACTTATGATCTAGGTGGAATTGAATGTAGTTCTACAGTGAATCCACGCTGGGCTTCTTATTATGCTGACCATGATGGCAACTTGTCTGACACCCTGCTGAGCAGATTGTTTAGGGCAATTACTAAGACCAGCTTTATTGTTCCTCTGGAACCAAAGGCAGTAGATAAAAATACAACTTGGGGCAACTTTAGATATTACACAAACATGAATGTGCTTGAGAATTTGGAAGCACTGCGTAGAAAAACCGATGATGGTATCAGTCCAGATCTTGGCAAACATGCAGGTACTGTGTTGTACAAGGGTGTGCCCTTTGTTTATGTTGAAGAGCTGGATACTGCAAGGGCAACTTTGTATGGGACAGATCCTATTTATGGAGTCAATCATGACTACTTTAAACTTGCTACATTGGCAGGTAGAGGATTTGTTCTTGGTACTCCTATGCCAAGAGATGAGCAGCATAAGATTGTAAAGGTACCTTTGGATCTTGAGTATGCAATCCGTTGTGTTAACCGCCAAAGAGCGGGCTTTCTCATATCTGCCCACGCATAGAGGACTTATGATGAAAATCTGTAGTAAGTGCAATATGGGAATAGGCTGTTTATTAGACAGTCCTGAAGTAATGTTAAGTGCCTGTCAGTATTTGTTAGGCATTGCATAATTAGCTTTTATTGTTGGGTTGAGAGAGGATTCTTTCAGCCTTTAATGGGGTAGCTGGGAAAACGTAACCAGCCCCCAACACTTTAACTTTAGTGGAGATTTAATATGTTTGGTGGTAATGAAAATGTTGACAAAAAACGTGTGTACTATGAGGGTTCTGATACACTATACACTGGGGTAGCACTATGCTACAATCAGGATACTACAGATAACATTCTTGGTTATGACAAGGAAAACTCGGAGGCTGGAAGTACAACTGCTGAAGGTTATCAGAATGAGGGTAAATTTCTTCGTGTTGAAAAGCCTGCTACTGCTAATCTCCAGTTTTTGGCTGGCTATGTCGCAGAGGGTTCCAACAATGTCACTGGACCTAAGTGGGTTGATATTCATGTTCCTAACGGTGCAATTTTTGGGGTCAGAGCTACAGATAGTGTAACTATTGGTGACAAGATGTACGTCATAAACGGTGATTATGAGGTTACAACAGATCTCACAGCTGCTGGTGTTCATGTTGGTTACGCAATGGAAACTGTGGATCGCTCCTCAACCGAAGGTATTATCCTGATGAAGTCAATTGTTGGGATGATAGAACCTGCTATAACAGCTGGTGCTGATGCCCCTAGTCCTAATATTTGGGATCAATTTGATTTGGATCGACTGCGTAAGGATCTTTCGTATGGTTTCTTGTACGAGGATGACTACATGGGTCCAATTGATGTTACAACTGCTGATGGCTATATTGTTACACAGGCTACATCAGGGGCTATCGTAGGCAGTCTTGTAGATCAGGGTGGAGTATTTATTGCTGACTCTGCTGGGCATGCTGGTGCTGATGATGGTGTAAATGTCCAGCTTCCAAACTGCATGGTAAAACCCGCTGCTGGTGTTAAGATTGGTTTTGAAGCAAGATGTAAGGTAGTTGATGCAGGTGATGACCAGTACTTTATTGGTCTTGCTGGTGCAGATTCTACACTCATCGCTGCTGGTATTTTGGATGATACTGTTGATAAAGCAGGTTTCCATAGAATTGCAGCTTCAACAGCAGATAAAATTTCTACTGTTGTAGCTAAAACTTCCGCAGAAGATTCAACTGCTGATGTTGCTAACTTGGCTGATGACACTTTTGTGACTCTTGGTTTTGTCATTGATGGCATTACAAGCATTAAGTTTTATGTGAATGGTGCGCTTGTTGAGACAGGAACTACCGCAGCAAATCTTCCAAACTCTGTTATGGCATTGTCGTATGTTGCTCAGTGTGAGCAAACATCTGCTGATGCAGAGTTAGCTATCGACTGGGTGCGTGTAGCCCAGGTTGGTGGAAGAGCATAAGTTTAACGAGTTGACGGGTGGGGACAATGTGTCCCCTCCCTTTTTAACTTTGTATAGAGGGAACAAGAGATGAAGGTAGATGTAGAAAAAAAATTGGTGCAGATTAACGGCGAGGTCCTACTCGATGCAAAAGATGGCAAAGCAGTGCCTGTCATTTTAAAGAACATTTTGGTAAATGCTATTCTTTTACCAAAAGAAAAAGAGTCGGGCGTGGATAAGGTTAAGAAGTACGAGTTAGCTAAGTTGATTTACACAGGTGGTGAGGTAGATTTGGGTGCTGAGGATATTACACTAATTAAAGCCTGTGTAGGAGAGGGCTATGCTCCCCTTATTGTTGGACAGGTTTTTGAAATTTTGAAGTAGACTTGTTTCCTTTGGTGGGGGTGTAAAGACCCCTGCCAGAATTTTTGGAGTCAGTTATGAAGTGGAATTTTTCAGATGTGTATACAAAGGTAAGTGAGTTCCTTGGATTGGGTTCAACCCCCACAGGGACTAATCTTACTAAAGTCAAGGATATTGTTTATAGGGCGTACATGAGTTTTTTAATGCCCTTAAACCCTACCAGTGGCAATATATATGTGTGGAGTTTTTTAACAAAGACCGCCTCATTAACTACCAAGACAGGGCATAATCAAGTTATGTTACCTTTGGATTTCAATGATTTTGTAGTAGATCTTACTTATGCTCCCACAGAAAAAAGAGAGCTGGAAGAAATTACACTGAGTCAGCTTAGGGATAAGCAGGCTTATTTTGATAGTACCTCTTACCCAAATGTGTATGCTGTTCTTCAGGGACTGTATTCACCAAAGACTGGGCAGCAGAAATTTGTTGAGTTTTATCCTAAGCCAAACTCTGAATGGGAACTGCGTTATGCTTACTCCTTTATTCCAGAGAAGCCAACAGAGGATGCAGATTATTTTGTAGGGGACACATTTGCTTCGGAGTGTATCTTGCAGATGGCATTGGCTGAGGCTGAGTCGGATGAGGATGAAACGGTAGGGGTACAGCAGGGTAAAGCAAATCAGAAGTTGAATGCCTTGATCGCAAGAGACAAGCCAGCAGCTCCTGATTCAGTTGGTATGGTAGTTGATGGTGCAGTATTGTGGACAAACGTGAGTCTTCTTCGGGAAGATGATGATAGAACAATTTATGGTTATAGAGTGGATAGGTAAATATTATGAGTAAAGCTAATTTTGAATTAGAACAGAGTGTTATAGGAATGGGTATCAGAAAAGTTGCTCAGGTTGTTAATTATGATGACCTTACTGACGGTCTTGGTACAGATGGTGACATTACACTTACCAAGCAGATCCCAGCAGGTGCTTTTGTAATTGGTACTAAAGTAACAGTAGTGACTGGTTTTACTGGGGACGATACAGCAGTTATGACAGTTGGCAAGTCAGCAGGAGCAGATGAGTATACAGATGGTACAAGTGTCAGTGTACTTGCTGCTGGCAAGGTTGGGGATTCTGCGGAAGATCCTAATGAGTATAATGCAGCAGCTCAGAGTGTGTACTGTAGAATTACAGGTAATGCAGATTTTACTTCGATAACAGCTGGTAAGTTATATGTTGAAGTATTTTATCTGTCTACTGAACCTGAACTGGAAGATAATGTCCCTAATAAGAATCTCATCTAGGAGGTGGTATTATGGTAGCAGGAAGTACAGATAAATTTTCCAGACCCATAGATGTATCTGGTCCCACCTTTAAGGCTCAGGTACAGACAATAGCATCAGATGTTGCTCAAGGTGATGATGTTGAGTGTCGAGGTTGTTATGTAATGCCAACAGGTTCCTGTACTATGGGTAGCTCTGTAACAGAGGCAGCAACTGGTGTACTAATCTTGACAACTGCTTATACCTTTGTGCCTGTAGCAAATACTAATATGTTGCATTTCAAGGGCACTGATGCAGACAAAGTTTATATTTATTCAGTTCTATAGGTGGATCATGACAAGACCAAAGTCAATTTATGATAAGTATCAAGATAGTAAACATTACGCTAAATTAGATAGAGATAAGAAAATCCAGAAGCAGTATAAATCCTATGTTAAGATGGCTGGGAAGAAGTCTATGAAGATGAATAAGGAGCAGTACTATGACTTTAATCATCCAAGAGTACCTAAGAAGGCTGAGAGTAAACCAAAGGTAAGGGTAAGATCACTTAGAACACGAGGCAAATAGTAATGAAAAAAATAGTACCACCGTTGGCAGGAATAGGCAGGAGACTTGCTCATCAGGATTCTAAGCAACTTCCCATGTCTGACTATATGAGTAATGTAAGACCTATTGATACTCAGGAAAAAAGGTTAAGACTGGGCCAACGTCCTGGATTGGATAAGTGGGCAAGTGGGGACAACATTGGTGGTGGTCCTGTTGTGTTTATTACTGTGGTTAATTCGGTAGAGTAAAATGGCTATTTTTTGGTTAGAAACTAAACCAGCTGGTGAGTCAGATATGGAGTGGAGAGTGGCTTCTGATTCTGATGGCAGTAACTTAATAGCTGGTGGGTATAATGCAAGGTTGTACACGTCTGCTAATTCTGGTGTAACTTGGACAGAAAGACAACCTGCTGGGGACGTAGATAAGAGCTGGGAGAGTTTGGCTTCTGATTCTGATGGTAGTCATCTAATAGCTGGGATGTATCTTGGAAGACTTTGGACGTCTGCTGATTCTGGTGTAACTTGGACAGAAAGACAACCTGCTGGTGCTGCTGATACGTACTGGATGGGTGTGGCTTCTGATTCTGATGGTAGTCATCTAATAGCTTGTGAA